TAGGTCTTTCGAGCCGCACGATTTTGCTAGGCACAAGCGCCTAAAGTAAATTGACAATTACAAAACTACTATCATCAAGCTGCAAAAGTTCCAAAGCATGCTCTTACACATTGCACTTTTTGATTTTCTCGTAAACGCCTGATGGCATTAGTAACTCAAGCCGAAGCAGCACGAATTCTTGGCATTACTCCGCAAGCAATCGGCCAGGCCATCACCAAAGGTCGATTGAAGATCGTGCTTGATGAAAAAGGCAGGAAACGAATTGATACGTCCACACTCGCTGAGGACTATCGGAAGACGACGCAAACCCGCAAGACTACCGCGCATAAAAGGGCATCACAAGTAATTCAAGAGCAGCCAGCTGCGAAAGTTGCAGACAAGGGCCCAGGCCCACGGATGACGAAAACATCTGAGTACATCCCGGACTACGACGAAAGCCGAGCCAGAACCGAGCACCTAAAAGCCGAGTTGCTTGAGCTGGACAGGAAGCAGAAGGAGGGATTGCTTGTCTCAGCGGCAGAAGTTGAAGCCAAGTGGGTTGAGATTGTGACGATGGCGAGGAACAAGATCCTCGGTTTGCCGAGCAAAGCAAAGCAGCGAATCCCTGATTTGGATTCAGGCGCTATGGCGTGTTTGGAGGATATTGTGCGCGAAACACTTGAAGACTTGGCTCGGGAGGCAGAGGGATGAGCAATATCCACCTGCTGGAAAAGAAGGCCTTGCTGGCATTCAAGCCACCAAAAAAGCTGAGCCTCAGTGAGTGGGCGGATGAAAATGCGTTCCTTAGCGCGGAGTCCAGCGCGGAGGGTGGTCGATGGCGAACGCTGCCATATCAGAAGGGGATCATGGATGCGATCACTGATCCTGGTATTGAACAGGTGACGGTGATGAAGTCAGCCAGGGTCGGCTACTCGAAAATTTTGAACCACGTCGTCGGGTATCACGTCCACCAAGATCCGGCCCCAATCATGCTGGTTCAGCCGACGATTGAAGACGCGCAGGGATATTCAAAAGAAGAGATCGCGCCGATGTTGCGCGACACACCGGTCCTAAGAGGCTTGGTGAGCGAGGCCAAGGCCAAGGATGGCGCGAACACGATCCTGCAAAAACAGTTTCCAGGCGGGACGCTGAGTCTTGTTGGAGCCAACTCGCCGCGTGGCTTCCGTCGTGTCAGTCGACGGATTGTGCTGTTCGATGAGGTCGATGGCTACCCGCCGTCAGCTGGTTCTGAGGGGGACCAAATCAAGTTGGGCATCAGGCGTACTGAGTACTACTGGAACCGCAAGATCGTGTCTGGCTCGACACCGACGGTCAAAGACTTCAGTCGGATCGAGAAGATGTACAACCAGTCGGACATGAGGCGCTACTTCGTCCCATGCCCAGATTGCGGTCATATGCAGTATCTGCGGTGGGCAAACATTCGTTGGTTTGACGATGACCCATCAACAGCGTCTTACTGCTGTGAGAAGTGTGGCGTGATGATCCCTCACGCTAAGAAGCGGTGGATGGTTGAGCGTGGTGAGTGGCGGGGAACTGGTCCTTTTAATGGCAAGCACGCCGGCTTTCATATTTGGGCGGCTTACAGCTACAGCCCTAATGCAGCGTGGTCGAATCTGGTTGAGGAGTTTTTAGATGCAAAGCACGATGCTGAGCAGCTGAAGACATGGGTCAACACGATCCTTGGAGAGGTTTGGGAGGACGAGTACGCAAGCAAGATCAGCGGTGAATCCTTGCTGCAGCGTGCAGCTGATGAAAAGTACAAGCAGGCAACACCACCAGCAGAAGTTTTGTTGCTGACGTGTGGCTGTGACTGTCAGGACGACAGATTGAGTTTGTCGGTCTGGGGATGGGCGAGAGATGAGGAGGCTTATTTGGTTGATCGAGTGGTTCTTTATGGATCACCGTCCCGGCCGGAGGTGTGGAAGCAACTAGATGAGGTTTTGCAGAATCCGTATGAAACAGAGGATGGCCGCAAGCTGAATATCGAGGTTTGCTGCATTGACTCTGGTGGCCACCACACCCAAGAGGTGTATGGCTATGCACGAGAGCGTTCAGCGATGGGCGTAATTGCAATCAAAGGCATGGGCCAGAAAGGCAAGCCTCCGCTGGGTAAGCCAAGCAAGGTTGACATCAACTTCAAGGGTCGAGCGATGAAAAATGGCGCTCAATTGTTCCCTGTTGGTGTTGATGGAGTGAAGTCGCTGTTGTTTGGGCGTCTCAAGCACAATGATCCAGGCCCTGGATACCTTCACTTCTATCCAACCGTCGGTCCTGACTACTTCCAAGAGCTAACCGCTGAGCGACAGGTGCTCAGGTATCGCAATGGCTTCCCTGAGCGAGTTTGGGTCAAAAAAAGCCAAAGTCCGAACGAGGCGTTGGACGAAATGGTCTATGCATATGCCGCTTTGCACCGGATGTACCAGAAATACGACCGCAGGAGCATTTGGGATCAGTTTGAACGGCGTAATGAGCCTAATAAGCCGTCTCAGCTAGGATCAAGACAGCAAAAACGG